CCCATTTCTGGGGCTCTCGAGCAGACATGCTTGCAATCTTGCACCCGTATCGAGCTTGATCAATGGCAAGGACAACCAGAACACGTATTCGTGTTCTTCCATTCATCCAAGGGTCGCTGTCCGGCGTCAATAATGGCGTTCCGTATAGCGTTTCGAACTCAGGCGATGCATATCGCACTACCTGTGACGATTCCCATGGAAGACCTACGATCGATTCTCCGCTTCTTATTACGGAGATAGACCGTAGTAATATCGTCCCGACTTGGGGCGAATATCATTCGTCGAATGGAATTTACAATTCTGCCGCTACCAGCTATATTCCTACTGGTGGTAGGCTGAATGCACTTGGTCCGTCCTTAGTGCCCGGAAGGCCTTCTGCTTCGGCGTCGATGACCGACCTGATCACTAGGACTAATCCTAGTCGACCAGACTACGTTCCTCTGACGCTGATTCAGGACCTTGTGGACATCCCCAAACAGCTTAAGGATATTGGGCGTCTTATTCGGACTCCAAAGCGCAATCTGATTCACCCCAAAGAGGTGGCGAATCAGCATTTGGGCTTTGCGTTCGGATGGAAACCCTTGTTCCAAGATGTACGCGATATGCTAGACTTGCAGTCCCATATCCACCGAAGGGTGGGGGAGTTGCATCGTCTGTATAACGCGGGGGGCCTTAAACGACGTATCCATCTAGGGAAGTGGACTGCTGTGGAAGATGACAATGAATGGTGGGAAACTAATCCATCATTCGAATGTCAAGTGGCGAGAAAAGGTTTTATAACCTCTGATCGCTGGGGTACTGTGCGCTGGAAACCAGACACAGGATTCCCTCCATACAATCCTACTGACGCGGAAATCATTAAAACAGCCAAGCGTGTTTCCCTCGGCCTAACGGTTGAGGGAACCATGAAAGGTGTATGGGATGTTCTCCCATGGACCTGGATGATTAATTGGTTTACCAATATTGGAGCGTATGCTATGCAACACTCTAATACGGTACCCGCGCTTCCTTCGTCGGCATGTGTTATGACGACGACGATCTCTAAGAGATCGTATTCCACAAAGTATATAACACCTGGTTATAGCTCTGTGGGTGGATACGCTACCTACACTACAAAAGAACGTTATGTAGGTAGTGGCTCGATAACCGCCCATCTCCCGTTTATAACGAGAGATCGACTGTCAATCCTTGAATCGTTGTTCATTCAGCGCTTCATGCGCTGACTGTCTTCATCCAAGGAAAGGACTACTCTATGCTAGGTACATCTCTTACAATTACTATGGACGGTTCCGGTGGAACTGCCAAAGTATTGCCGCTTATTAACCAAGACGGTTACTCGACCGAGTACTTTCTCGACGAGGGTACCATTACGTATCGGGCGAAAGTCCGACATAGTCGTGATACCGTGAAGGCCGGCACCCAACCCTTTGATCGTCACGTTGTGACTTTCGTTAGGTTTGTGAAGCCTACTTCACTTATCCCTCTTGGTTCGCAGACCGATATCTCGTTCACGATCCGAACGGATCCGAACGGGGTTTCGGCTGACGCAATTGACGTCAGCGAAGCGATGAGCTTTTACATGGTAAAAGCTGGCGCTATAGCTGCGAAGCTCCTCGGCTGGGAATCGTAGATAGTTTCTTTCTATCTACCCCAGTAACTTAAACCCGGGGAAAGAGAATGTTCACCTAGCTCGTAGAAATTCAACAGGAGTTGATCCATGTCGAATTCTAAGAGCTACGATGAGTACGTTCTAGGACTATACGACGCGATGTTGAAAGACATCGTGAGTCGCTGTCCTGGTCTCCGCACAGAGTGTGAGCGTGATTACAAGCGTTTGCTCTCTGCCATCAATCAGATGGGACTTCCGTTTGTTTTGGAAGTCCTACCTGCATTTGGGAAGCACTTAGATCAGTGCCTCGCAAATGGGCTCCTTACTCCTAGTCATCTGGCCCACTTTAGGCCTTATAATAGGAGAGTTGCAATCCCTCGACTTTTCAAGGGTCTGCTACTTCGAGTCTTTGATGTTAACGGAGTGTTGAGATCCGATCCTGATGTGCAGTCCATCCGTGACGTTCGTCAGCTTTCGTTAGCTTTCAAACGTTTTCGAGTGAACTGCCCTGAACCCAAAGTCTGGAAACAGATCGATGAGTTCTTCAAGACGGATAGTGAGGTCATCGTTGGATCCCTTAATTGGGATTTCGGTGACTTTGACTCTGATGGTGTTCGTGATCTTCAGTTTGGAGATCACGTACCTTCTGAGTCAGACTCGGTCCTCCCGTTATTCGGAGGTTCTGAGTCCACCACTTCCAATATCCACCCCGATGCCGCCGCCGCAATTCAATTTACGGCTGACGCCATCTGTGCGGAGCTCGGAGGGTTCAACCCCTTCGATTGGAAGTCTCGACATGGACCCGGTGCTGTAGCTGACCTTCGTACGGGCGAATATAAGTATTCGTTCCCTACTTGGCCATCTAAGCTTGACGCCTCGTTCCCTATCGCCGATTTTGCTTTTGCAAATTACGGAGAATGGGCCGATGCCGAAGCATCAGGGATGTTCGATGGTCGATTCCTCGACCACGAACCTCCAGCACGACTGTTAGCTGTTCCAAAGACCTTTAGTGGTCCCCGACTTATTTGTTCGGAGCCTACCTCTGGTCAATGGTGTCAGCAGATCATTCGTGATTTTCTGATGCGTCGAGTTCGAGATACCAGCTTCTCTTCTGCGATTCGTTTCGATTCGCAAGATAGGAACCAGGACCTCGCCCTCGCGGCTTCCCTACATGAGAGTCACTCGACGATTGATTTGTCGAGTGCCTCTGATCGTATCTCCTGTTGGGTCGTAGAGCGATTGTTTCGCCTACGTCCCGAGCTCCTTGAGTGTATGTATTCTGTACGTACACGCTCGGTGACCCAGTCGATCGATCGGAAATCTCCTCAGACATCTCGTCTTAGGAAATTTTCCACTATGGGATCAGCGCTTACCTTTCCCGTTCAGACCTACTTGTTTACTACATTAGTTGTGGGTACCATCCTCGCAACGCGAGGGTGGGATCACAGCTTCCGTAGTATCCGTAGAGCTGCTCGGGAGGTCCGCGTCTTTGGTGACGATTTAATCGTCCCCATTGACTGCCATGACAACGTCGTGGATACACTTACTCACTTTCGGTTGAAAGTGAATTCCGCTAAGACTTTCCGGAACGGTAAGTTTCGGGAGTCTTGTGGTGTGGAGGCTTACGATGGGAATGATATTACCAAAGTTAGCTTCCTAAGTGTCCCACTCGTGTCCAAACCGGCTTCTGTCCTGTCGTGTATCGATACACATAACAACCTGCTTAGTGCAGGGTGGTATGCTACCGCTATTCACGTCAAGAAGACAGTCGACCGTCTGAAGAGATATTCCTTCAGATGGGTGGACCAGAAGTCCGGTCTTATCGGATGGCATTCTCTCTTTGGCGAATCGAACCATCACCTGAGACGGCGATGGAACGAGGAGCTTCAGAGAGTTGAGGTCCGAACCTGTTGCCCTACATCAGGGCCGGGAAGGACTCCTTCCGATAGGGGTTCAATGCTTCTTCAGTATTTTACTGAAGCTATGTACCCCCCCGTGTCGCGTGAAATACGACTCGGTGTGGCAGCATTGAAATCTCCACTTAAGTTACGGTGGAGGTGGGTCCCAGTCTGACAAGACTGGGTGGAGCAGTACGTCAACTGATCACTTTCTAGTGATCGGGGAAACTATACTGTTTGAAAGATG